AAAAGTAAAACCAGGCTTAAAGGCATCAAAGCCACCCCAAAGAGCCAGCTCCAGCCCTCCTTTACGCTTGCTGACTCCGGCTATTGTGGTAGTAATCCTGCCGCCTTTGGTGTAGGTGGTCGCGTATTTTTTCGCTCCCCAGGTCATAAATTCCGCATAACTATGCTCCTGCTCGTATACGCCCATATAATGTGTGTGCCCCTTGGGGTCTGTAGCACAGGCACCATTATCTTTTGCAAGCTGTTTCACGGCCTTGTTAAACTCCGTCAAGTCAATGTAGCCCATGTATTTGACGCTGTCGGTATCACAGTACACGCCATTTTTGCCTGCAGCCCATTGCGCGATCTTGAGGCGCTTGCGTGTGTGGGCCGTGGTCCAAACACCCCACTGATACGGCAAAAATAAATGCGGGCAGTGATCGTTATAACTGCCCTCCGGGTCATCGGTGCATTCGCTCCACAGTTCGTTCGGGTCGTCCTCGTCAAAAAGTGTGTCCAGCTGCAGCGGATCTTGTGCTGTCATGCCGTAATAACTGTTTAAGTCGCCTTTAGCTTTGACATAGTACAAGTCTTGCCCGGCCACGCCTTTGAGGGATGTTTTGCCGGTGTAGCTCTCTTTTACACAATCCGTCAGGGGCTTCGGCAGCTTACCATAATCGGACGTGTACAGGTCCAGCACATTGAGGGCATCCCAGTCATATTCCTTGGCAATAATCCGGAAATCAATATCTGTTATCGTGATCTCAAAATGATCTGCAGACAGCAAGCGGCCGTTGTCGTTTATATACCCCTCGCAGTGCCGGACCTTGGCAAGGGGAATGTACGGGAAGCCCCACCATTTATACCGTTGACGCAATCCTTTGACTTGCAATCGCATCAGGCAGGCTTTGCCGTGCCGCATACATTGCATGAGCCGCTGCACGGTGGCAGGCTCCTGCCGAAAAGGCGTCATCGGAAAATAGCATTCGCACTGCGCTGCAGGATAGGCGCTTGACATATCGACTGACCCGACGTTCTCAAGATGCAGCCCAACGTAATACCGATTTGCGTGGGTGTCACCGCCTCGAAATGCTTCTCGCAACATCTGGTATAGTTCCCAGCTCGGCAATAGGCGCTTAACACGGTTAATGCCCCATTTGTACATCGCTTGCCTCGCCATGCGTCGGACGTATCCGGTTCGGGTCAATGGCAGAGTGTACAGGTCGTCGCCGTCGCGCTCCATCTCGATCATCAGACACTCCACAATGCACCGCACGTCATTGATACAGTATGCTAATTCTGTAGATGTGAGCGGGGTCCAGGGATACCTGACTTTTGAGTAATCAAGGGTACCTGTTAATTTTGCATGAGGCGCACCCAGCTGCTTGCCCCATGCGTCAAGGGAAAGATTGCTGTGCCGCATACTGCACCGGTATTCTATCGCGCGGTTGTCACATTTCAGCACTCGGCGGGGCTTGCTTGCAAACACTTCACCGGGGCCAAAAGTCATGACCCCGGAAAGGTACTGAAATTCATGAGCAAGGTTATGCACATACATGCACAGATACCAGCTGCCTTGCGGCCCACTATTGGCCCGCAAGTAGTCGCTGATCGCGTCGGTAAAATGCAGCCATTCGTCCCAGGTGCGGCCTATGATGGTAACATCCAGGCCTAGCTGACATTGCCAGATATACATGATGGTATGGGGGTTGCCGTCAACGTCTGTACAAACTCGGCTGGTTTCGATGTCAAACGCACATGGCATATTGACATATAGGCGCTTTTTGTTCGTCTTGCGCTTTTTGCCTTTGGTGTGCTTGCAATCCAAGTGCTCCATGAGCCATGGCACAGGGTTGTAATTACAAGCCTCCACCAAAACCTCCGCGCAAGTCGGCAGAGCTGCTGCCGTCGCTATAGTCCCAGTCTTTACCATAACTAACCTCGCCTTGCTGCCATTTGACAAAATCGTCAATGCTGACATTATAACCGCCTTTTTCGCGCCAGTACATGAATGGCTGATCTGACGGATAATAATACACACCGGAGGCCTTGACGATCTCCCACCATTCGGACAGGGCCGTGTACTGATCTTCCGGGACCTCGGACACATCAATGCCTCCGACTTTCATTTTTGCCTCGAATTCTTCGCGGGCTCCGCCCACAGTGGACCCCTTGGCGCGGACAAAACGCGCAACATCTGCAAGGGCTTGTTCTAGCGCCTTCCGATCTCCGCGCATCGCTTTGATGGTCGGAAAGCCTCCGGCAAATTCCTTATAAATGTCACTCGTGTTGCTGATAGGGTCCTTTGACAGTCGCTTGATACGTTTCTGTGCAATGTCACGCAATCGCGTGTATTCTTTGCGCATTTCACTATCTGGCCAGGATTCCAGAGCATACGGGGTATATAATTCGGGGTCATATTTAAGGGTTGCTCTTGCTTTAGCTGCGCCTACGGCCATGCTTTTCACGTTCCTTTCTATCCAATATCATCAGATACCAGTCAAGAGGATCTGTTTCAATGCCAAGATACCTAAATAGGGCCTTTGCCCAGTCGGAACAAAAAAACTTTGCGTCCTTCTCAATCACTCCGCTGTATACAATAGCCATTGCAAGGCCCTCAAAGGGGTCATCACTCACCAGCAGTATAGATTTGTTATTGCATTTCATGGTGATCTCCTATAACAAATAATGGCCACAGCACAAGTGCTGCGGCCACCGGTCAAAATTAAACCAAGTTCAGGGACAGGACCTGCCCCTTCTTGGTGCTAATCAGCACGGGCTTAATCTTCACAGGTTCGGCCCAAGTGTCGGGGGTGCCCAGCAAGGTAAACATGCGTTTGAGCGACTGGTAAACACCGACGGACACACACGCATACGACTGGCCATCCTCCGTGATGAGGACGATACGCGGGGCGATCACCTTGCCCTCCGGTGCATCCTCCTTGCTGACCTCCACGCATTCCACGGACACATGCACCAAGGACAGCACCTCGTTGACATGCTCTTTCAGCTTGTTTACGGGGTTGCTGGTGGCATTATAAAACGTAACTGCAGCATTGCGGTCGGTCAGATTCATATCGGTGTAACCGACGCCGGTGTTCATCACATCAGATACCATCATGACGCCCTTGTTTTCGGACTTGGTCATAGCTTCGGACATAATACATAACTCCTTTCAATAGGGCCCTGTCATCATCAGTACCGGGCGGGCGGTCCCGGTAGACGGCCCTTTTTGGGCCGTTTCGACTTAATCAGTCGCTGTAGTATTCACGGTAGCAGGATGCCACAACGTCACGGACCTTGGCGGCACCCTGATACATCAACTTGGAGGACAGGCAGGTATCTTTGAATCCCTCAAAAATATCTACTTGCTCTTCGCAGTGGGTGAGGGCCTGACGGAATCCGGCAAGCCAGGCACTTTTGCGGGCATCGCGGGGATCCTCATATTCACAGCACGACACCCGGCCGTCGGGGTGAATCTCAACGATGAACTTGCGCATATTCATTTGATGAACCTTCTTTCTTTACGCTTGCCATAATCAAGGCTTTTGGTCTTTCAGGGCTAATATTAACTTGGTGATCTTGGAATCATCGGCGCAAATAAACATATGGTCAATGATTGATTCGTAGTACACACGGGGCATGGACCGTAATTCACCGGTCCAGAGGGGTAGGTTTCCTCTCGTTGCGCTAAACACGCTGACCAGAATGTCAGGTGGTAGATTGTAACAGAGGGTGTAAAAATCCTGGGGGGTGATAGTACCCGTCTTCATGTTTCACATCTCCTTAAATTCCCACTCGGCATTTAAGGGCTCTTCAAAATCGGGGTTGCTTCCGATGCATGCATCGGTGGTATAGTCGATAATGTAGGGAACATCCTTAACCAGGTAATTGCCATCTGCATCACGGTCAAGGGACCCTGCATTCAGGTACTCTTCCACAAAATCAAGGCCGGTGTCCTTGTCGTACAGATGGACCTCTGCAGTGTTGCCAAATGCGTCTTTAATAATCATGGTAGATATCTCCTTTCATCCAAGGGCTGATCTGGATGGGCCCGGTCGGGGCCATCCGGTGTGGCATCTTTCTTGGTACAATTATAGTATACCACATTCTATATTGCATATGTTGCTATATAACATTGTAAATATTGCTAATCATCGAAATCATCGTTGTTTACTCCTCTCAAAATATCAATCACGGCCCCAAGGACCCACAGCAGACTAAGCATGTTTTACATCTCCTTTCTAAGTGATATTATAGCACAAGTTATTTCATAATCATTACTAGATCATACCCATTCCCCTACCCTGCAGGGGGATGGGTACTGTTATTTGTGGCACTAGCAGATTGCACAAAAATATATGCGTTTTGGGGAAAAAATTTGTGCAAAATGCTATTACGT